CTCATCACTGAATTCAATGATGAGAACAATTTTGCATTATTATTGTAAATATGTAGACCTTAAAAAGAAAAATCAATTAACATTACAAAACCTTGACGACACATGGTGCGTAGTTATGGGTGATGATTGTGTTGAGGAGTACATCGAAGGATTTGAAGTTACAATGCGTGATCTTGGAATTGAAGTTAAAGAATACAATTTTATAGATAAAACTAAACAATTCAATTTTTGTTCACATATATATCATTTAGAGAGTGAAAAGTTAGTAGTCGAAAGTTCAAGTTTTAACAAAATCATATTTTCTGTTTTATCAAGCAAAAATTTATGGTCAAAAGAGTATTTTGCACAAACATTATCTGAATTTCAATTTGATCAAGCACATTATGACTTAGCAAAGAAAATATTCATTGCAGTCGTGCCTGAGTATATGTAACAATTCAATAATTAGGTAGGTTAAATCCGGAGTGCTTAATGTAGCCATAGGAGGGATGGTGAACAAAAACTTTTAAAATAAATATGGCAAGCAAAAATAGTACAGATATGAACATGGGTGTAGAAGACCTTAAAACTGAAGAAAATGCATTTTTAGATGCAGCTACCGCAAATCCTGATCGTCAAGATAATGGTGGTGGTATACCTGACCACGTTGCTGGTCAACAATTAGTCCTCAAAAACCAAATATCAACGCAAGTTGATGCAATTGGTGTCGTTGCATCTGATGCAACATATGACCTTTGGATGGTTGACTGGGACATTGAAGTGGTCTCAGCATCAACAGGTGTATATCGTAATCGTTCAAATGGTAGCAATGGATTATGGGATGATGCCTTCGGACTTCAAATTCCTGTTGGTGGGTTATGTTTATATGTGATGCAAAGTGGTAGATCACCATTTCCATCAGACAATCCTGCCACAATTGGTCCTGTTGCACCATTAAGAACAATTCAATTAATTTTCGATGGAACACTTTTACAAGAACGTTCAAGAGTTATTGGTAAAAACTTTAAAGCAGCTTACACTGGAAACGATTTAAATAGACAAGGTTTGATTACTCAATCAGGCATGTTTAATTACGAAAATGAAAATTTTTGTGCAATCAATCCTGGTGCTGTGGATAATGCACCATCTGCTACTTTCATGGCTGATATCGTTGATATTCCACCTGGAAGTGCACCCGCTTTAATGGCTTATAAAAGAGCTGTTCAAAAGAAAGTGGAAAAAGGTGTGTTTCAACATGC